CGTTCTGAAATTTGTTCTTTGTTTTTTCGATTATATTCTTTTATATACGCATTTCTACAATCCTTACACTGATTCAAATGTCTATCTTTTGTTTGTTTATGTTTTCCGAAATGTTCAACTAACTTCGTTTCATGACATATTGTGCACACCTTTTCCATCTATCATTCTCCTGGATTTTATTTCTAATTGTAAAACACATAGCTATTCCGCCCCTATCATTGTAAAAATTAAGATAGTTGAGTATCTTAATTTTTATGAGTATGATATGATGGTATTTTAGACCATAATGAGATCAGTTTGAGAAAGCCAATCCACCCATCCCCGATTGAATTCTAAGAACATTGTAGTTGGTCGCGAACATGTGCATGTTGGTCGCGTCACCAGCGGGGTGCTGGACGACCTGGACCTGCGCGTTATCGATGCGCGAGAAGTTGCACGTGCCAGTGGGCTGGTGCTCCTCGGGCTTGAGCGCGAAAGAGTACGAGTAGATACCGGGCATGGGGTTGCCGGAGTGGTGGTTGTAGGGTTGGACCTGGTTGAAGTACTTACCCTTCTGTTCCTTGAAACGATCCTGGCCGTTGAGGATGAGCTTGAAGGTGTTGAGGGGACCGGCGGCCTCCTCAGTGAAGGTCCCGGACCCACCTTCGCTACCGATCGCGAGGAGGGGCGTGCCGACCGAGGACAAGGACACGAAGCAGTTGGAGTCCGAAGAGTTGGGGTTGGATTGGAGAACAACGGAGGAGTCGGTGGAGACGTTGGAGAAGTTCCAGAGGGTGTTCTTGTTGGTGGCAACGTTGGAGAAGCACCAGACAAGCTCCTTGACGGGGTGGTTGTACGAGAGGCGGACCTGCTTGGTATTACCGGAGGTGACGGTGTCGGTACCGGTGTGCTGGACCTGCTCGATCAGGTACTCATGACCCTTCTGCGCGAAGCGACGACGCTCCTCGGTGTCGAGGTACACGTAGTTGGCCCAGACCTTGAAGGTTTGCACATCAAGGAAGGAGTTGAAATCGGACGCGAGGTCGATGTCGATGCGCACCTCGTGGTACTGGAGGGCGATCAGAGGCAAGTACAACCCGGGGTTCCTGTTGAAGAAGAAGATCAGGGGCAAGTACACAGTCTTACCGGCAGAGGCAGTGGTCATCTTACCCCAGGTAGCCTTCTTGGCCTCATCCAAGTAAAGCTCGGAGTACATGCGCCACCACTTCTGGTAGTGCTTGTCGATGCGCTGACCACCGATGGACAGTTCAACGTTGTTGATGGCACGCTCGGCGACCCAGTTGCAGTCATCGACGAGGGAAGACGAGGCAGTGTTGGAGGAAGCCGACTTGAGCTCGATGTACATGTCACCGACGAGATCACCGTTACGGGCGACAGTCACGGACACGCGGCCGGAGTTGGCGGCAGTACCGTTGACGGTCTGCTCGATGTTCTCCATGGCGAAGTTAGTGTGGCGCTTGTATTTCGCCTGGAAGAAGGTCACCTCAGGGTTACCGGTAAGGTAAACATCCTGGGCGCCGTAAGCTACGAGTTGCATGAGACCACCGGCCATTTTGAGAGTTGTTGTACTCTATACGGAGAAAATAAATTTGGGGGAACGCGCATTTCCTGACCCCAATTTTTCTCAGTCAATAATAAATGTCGACACAGCCTGATGAATACGAACTAGAGGAAGGTGAAGTTGTATCCGAAAGTGAGGATGAACTTTCCATGTCCGAGGAGGAAGAACCCATGGAGGATAGTATCGATATTGCGGAACTCATGACTTCCCTGCTGGCCACAGATGATGGTGACACAGTCTGCTCGGCCCTCGTGAACATCGCGAACCAACTCCAGACCCAAAATAAAATTTTGATAAAGATGCTGAGCAGGATGAATTCGGCTTAAGGATTAAATGTGTAAGTAAAACAATGAAAGTCACTCACTTCATTGATAAGGATCCAAATATTTATGAAGCACTCACGGAGCTTCAGAAACGAAATGTCCAATCAATGAATGAAGAACAGGTACTAAAGATCATCGAAGACTTCGAGTTCAGGTGGTATCTTCACGACACAGAAGGATACTCTTCCTGTATGGAACGGGCGACTCGGTTGGGGTACCATCAATTTATTCACCCTGATAATTTCAACGAGGATGGTATTCCGAAATCCGATCATATCGACATCATGGCTATCCGTGGTATCAAGAACCGAATGATAAATTACCTCATTCAGTTGAACAATCACGTTCAGATCCATATGAAAGAATATACATATGATGACGAGGTCACGATTAATAAGCGACTCAATAATGTCATCCTCCAAATCGAGGATGGCTTCGAGAATGTGAGACGCCACCAGATTTCATACGAGAGGGTAATCGCCCCCACAGCCCTCCCCCAGGTGAGTGTCTATACAGACCCATCCACGATGGACGATGAAGAGATTGAAAAGTCCTCACCTTTTCAGAAGTGTTTGATGATCACTCTCAAAGAAGCGTATCGCGCTGGATATCGTCGCTACAAAGGGCAATGTTGTGAAGAAATCAAAACGGTCGAGGGGTATAGAACACGAGCCTGGAACCCTCTCTTCACGATCGAAGAGTTTGTCTATTCCCTCCCGAAGAAGGAGAGTAATTTTACGAACTGGAAGAATTTTACGAGTAAGGGTTCGATCTTTAGAGATGTGATCGACAACATCTCGAAGTGTACCGACGCACAATTCCCCGAGATTAAGAAGCGACGTCACGTGTGGGCCTTCAAGAACGGTGTCTTTGTTGGTAAGGGGTGGATCCCCGAGATAGGGGCCTATGGGTGTCGCTTTTACCCGTACAAGAGTGAGAAGTTCGCATGCCTCGACCCGAGCATCGTCGCGTGTAAGTACTTCGACCAACAATTTGATGACTTTTCTCATATCGAAGACTGGACCAAGATTCCTACACCTTTTTTTGATTCGGTGCTAAAGTATCAAAAGTTTGAGGATGAGGTGTGTAATTGGGCGTATGTCATGGCTGGTCGCCTATGCTTCGATGTCGGTGAGCTCGATGGGTGGCAAATTATCCCATTCTTCAAGGGGATCGCGAGATCTGGTAAATCAACCCTCATTACCAAGGTGTTTAAGAAGTTTTATGAGAACGAGGATGTAGGTACCCTCTCGAACAATATCGAAAAGAAGTTTGGTCTCTCGGCGATCAAAGATTCCTTCATGTTCATCGCCCCAGAGGTGAAGGGTGACCTCGCACTCGAACAGGCGGAGTTCCAGTCTATCGTATCTGGTGAAGATGTATCGATCGCGGTGAAGAACAAGACTGCTATGTCCTTCGAATGGAAGGTCCCAGGTGTTCTCGGTGGGAACGAAATTCCCAACTGGAAGGATAATTCGGGGTCCGTGCTTCGTCGTATTCTCCCTTGGAACTTTGGTAAGCAGGTACAGGATGCTGATCCTCAACTCGACGAGAAACTCCACAATGAACTGCCGATCATTCTTCTGAAATGTGTCAGGGGGTACCTCGATTATTCTAACAAGTACAGGAACAAAGATATTTGGAATGTTGTACCTAAATATTTCAAGACGATCCAAAAACAAGTGGCGATGGTGGCCAGTAGCCTTACGAACTTTATGGAATCTACGTATGTGATCATCAGTGAGGATTCTTTCGTCCCCCAGAAGGAATTCGTAGCCAAATTCAATCAACACTGTAAGGAAAACAACCTCGGAAGTCACAAGTTTCACCAGGACTTCTATGCGGGACCTTTCAGTTCGCATGATATCGAGGTACGCAACGATACGGTTAAATACAGAGGAAGAATCTGTAAAAATCAACCGATCATTTATGGTCTGGACATAGTATCCGATGACCTCACCTTCACAGACGATACCTAAAAAAAATATATCTTTAGTAATATGAGTCAGAGTGTCAAGGAATTTGTCCGACAATCTGGTGTCCAAGTTCAAAAGTCGAACTCAAACTCAAATGACGAGTTTGCACGAGAACTCGAAGAGAATATGCTCCGAAGAGAGCGTGAACGAGCTGCGGGATTTCGCACCCCCCCTAGACGAGTACCTCGTCCGGTCCAATTTCCTGTACGACTTCAACAAAACTTGATCAGTGAGACGAACTACAGAGGTGCGTTTAGACAATTCGAAAATGAATTCTCGGATGTGAATGAAGAACAAATTGCCAACAACATTCTTCGTGAATTTGATCAAAATACCGTCCCACTTCAATTTAGTAAATTTAACCCAGGTATGTTCAACGTATTGGTTGACTCTGGGTTTGGACCAAAAGATGCTGTCATCGATCTTAAAAAAATATTGGTAAAGAGTCCACTCCCAAAAACGCCTATCGGTGAAGGTCTTTATCTGGACACAAAAGAGATACGAGGTGTGTATGGGAGGTTTCAGACTGGATTTTCTCACACGAAAGAGTTTGGACCCAAGGGAAATATGAATAGGAACTTCGCGAGTGTGCAAATCGCGATAACTGTTTCGAATGATGTAGAAAGCCAAGGTGGAATCTGTAATATTTATAAGAATGGTAAAGTGGTCATTCGTAACGGATTTATCGGGACGAATATCACGAATCAACCCGAACTGATCCGACGTTTCATCGTGAATACGTATACAGAGCGTCAGCCATTTTTCTATAATCCCTTCACGTATAACAATCTGAGTGGTCAGTTTAGGATCAACGGTACTTTTAAGAGTTTATCCGTGATCGCGAGTCGCCAACGAATGTACGGTATGACGAACATGTCGATCGTCGAAGAACTCACACCTTTCCTTTATGTACCCATCGAAGGCGCGACTTTGATTTTTTCTAAAAGTGGTAACATCCAGATCGTAGGTGTGAAGTCACCCGGGGACATGCTGAAAGGGTACGACACAGCGAAAGAGTTAGTTGAAAAAATGTACAAAGATACTCAAGTTTACGTGACTGGTGTCTTTGATAAGGGTACAAAGTCGGGTGCGAAGCCGAAGGCGAAGCCGAAGGCAAAGAGCCCACCTAAACCTAAACGGAAATACATTATGAAGGTGAACGCCGTCTTAAACTTAAAAAAGTGTGCGCGTATGAAGAAACCGGAACTCATAGCACTTGCCAGACGCAAAGGTGTTGTTAATTTTAGAACAAAGGTTGTGGATGGTTCTCGAGTCGCGACAAAAGATGAAATCTGTAAGAAGATTATGAACATAAATAAACCCACCTCTCCCCCACCCAGACCCAAGCCTAAGCCTCCCCCCAAACGCGCAGCCGTAAACGCGAAACGTAACGTGAAGAAGGCTGCGGTCATAACAAAGAGAGGTCTCGATGAGAATTCTATCCGTAAGGATATCGCCAAATTATATGGCGACAAATGGATGAACAGGTACAAACCAGCACTGAACAAAGATGTTCGTAACATGAAATCGGCACTCAACGCGATCACACAAGGTAATAAGATGGGAATCCCTTTCAAGAAGAACATCGATGAGATGAAGAAGCGTGTCGTCGGACAATGGAAAATGGAGAGAAAAAGGGAACTCGAGCGAAAGTATCTCATGAACTCCGTGAGTGTTAATGGTATCGCATTCAACCTAAAGAATGATTACCGTCGGGCGGCTGCCAACTATATCATGAATAAGAAGACAGCTCCTTCGAACACTAAGATGATGGAGTACAGGAAATACTGGTTACAGTTTAGGGCTAATGCTAATGCTCGCCCGAAAGGCTTGAACCGGATGGCTAAGGCTCGGGTCGAAAAATTGTAAACGTGACGATTACATCTTAGGACGAATGTTCTTGGGAACCATGTTCGCAGTCTCCTTGGTGATCGTCTTCATAGGCGCGTTGTTGGCGACAGGCTTGACCGCGTTGGCGACGGGCTTGTAGTTACGGTCACCCTCCACATTCTTGGTGAAGACGGCACCATTGTTCGTCCTATTGATGCGACGACCCTTGGCGTCGATGAAGGGGGTGGGGGCAAAGACGGGGGCCATCATACCCTGACGCATTCTATCGAAGGTTTTGCGCGCCTTCTTGACGGCAGAAGCGGTGGTTTCTCTGACACGTTTCATAGCGGTGGACATTTATTTATACTCAACATTTTATTTTGTAATTGACCAATTTATTTGGTTCAGCTATTTGTTTGAGATGAATCGTGTGATACGAGAAATCATATTTAGGAAATGTTTCTTTGATTTTATTAGAAATAAGACTCGCCTCAACTATATAAGGCATACCTGTACACACAGATGTTCGCTCAATTCCGAGAAACTGATCCTCGAGTTGAACGAATTTCTTTAGCGCTTCACGCCCCGAACCGTCCTCGTGCATCTTGAGATACATAGACTTTGACGCACCATCACTCACGTAGAAGTATTTAGAACCCTCAACTTCCTCTGACCTTTTACGTCTATCGAACATGAGCGCCAAGACGATGAGCGCTACGAGGATGTATATCATTTAATAGTTACTCACATTTTATATCGATTGCATCCTGACTTCTGGGGACAGTGACCTCCGCGACGCGCGCACCACCTCAAAAGCTTGTTGTCCCATACGATATTCTGGGATCCGGGCTTCGGGTATGGGACGGGGAGGCTCTCTGGGTCCAGGCTCGGGCATCTTCCGTCGGAGTGGGTACGGGCTCGGTTCGGGTCCAGATTTGGGTCCGGGCATGGTACGAGGAGGCTCGGGCTTCTTGAACCAGTTCCACGGAAACCATGGGT